CTTGGAAACATTCCTACAGCACTTTCAGGTGTAACATCAGGACCAAACGCTGTTAACCCAACAGGTACAGCAGGTGGTATCTTGCTACCAGAGCAGGCACGTCGCTTCATTGACTATGTGTGGGATGCAACAGTTCTCGCCCAAGACGGTCGTAAAGTTACAATGAGAGCTAATACGATTGAACTTGAGAAGGTTAACGTCGGTGAGCGTGTTATTCGTGCAGCAGCTCAGGCTGATTACACATACACAAACGCTGGTGCAACATTCACAAAGGTTGAACTTACTACAAAGAAGATTCGTCTCGATTGGGAAGTTTCAACTGAAGCACTTGAAGACAATATTGAAGGAGGTGCTCTTGAGGATCACATCGTACGCTTGATGACAAATGCATTTGCTAATGACATTGAAGATCTTGCTATTAACGGTGATGGTTCAACAGGTGCATTCCTTTCAATCATGGATGGTTTTGTTAACAGAACAAAGGCATCAGGTTCAGGAGCACATGAGTCAATCGTAACTGTTTCTGATAATCAGTGGACAACTGATGTTATGCAAAATATTATCTTGGCAATGCCACGTAAGTACCGTGCACTTAAGGCTAACCTTAAGTTCTACGCAGGTACAGATGCATTCCAGGGAATCATTAAGCATAACGGAACACTTGCTGATGCAGTTGCAGAAGCATTTGCATACCGTCCATCTGGTACTCCACAAAATCGTCAAGCATACCTTGATGGTGTTGGACAGACATTCGGTGGTGCACGTACCACTCGTGTTCTCGGTGTAGATGTTCAGGAAGTTCCATACTACCCTGCAGGTTATGTAGATCTTACATTCCCTCAGAACCGTGTATGGGGATTCCAACGTGATATCACTGTAAACCGTGAATACAAGCCAAAGAAGGACACAATTGAATACACAGTATTCGTCCGCTTCGGTATTCAATGGGAAGAACTTGATGCAGTTGCTTACGCAGATGCAGCATCAGATGACTAATCTGAAAGGTTAATTCCATAATGTGGGGGAGCAGCATAAAAACTGCTCCCCTTACTCATATAAGGAGAAAATATGTCTTATCCAGGAAATAATCCAAATAATCCATTTAATGGTGAAGGTGCATTTGTTGTAGGTGGAATTGGTGGTGCAATTATTATGGGTCCACAAGGATTAACAACAGATATGATTTTAGGAAATGAAAATCCAGGTGCAATTATGGGCGATACATCTGGACCAAATGCAGTTAATCCATCGGGAACACCGAACGGTATTAGACATGCAACACAAGGTGGTTTTAGAAATTATAATGCTAGAAATAGAAAAAGATAACATTCTGGTATAATAAACCTAGGAGGTATACTATGTCAAACAATGATTTTAGTTATTTAAATAATGAAATAAATTTAGAAGATCCTGTTGTTGAAAATACACCAGAAATAGAAGATCCTATCATTTCAATAGATGAACCAGTAAAAGCTGATTCAGAAAAGAAAGATTCTTCAGATTCAGTAGTTGTGTACGCATTACGTGATTTATCAAAATCAGGTGCTACAAACTTAACAAAAGGCTATAACACTCTCACAAAAGGTCAATATAAAAAGTGGGAAGGTTCAGCTGCAGTAAGATTAGCTTCAAAAGATGAAGTAGAAAAATACGTAAATTAAGGAGTAATAATGTTAGATAATATAAATGACGATGTAGTTGAAAAGGTACAGGAAGAGGCTCCACAAAATGTAATTAGTATGGACGACTCAACTCTTGCTGCAACTATTGAAGAACCAAAAATTGAGATGCCAAAAAAGGAAACTTCAAAGAAAGAATCACATAAAGCATCTAAGAAAAATGATACTGAGAAAGTAGCACTTTTTTCAAAGAAAAATCTACATATTGGATCAGAATCATTAAATCAAGGATTTAATATTGTTCGTAAAGATAAGGCAGATAAATGGTTAAAGCATTCTTCTGTTCGTCTTGCAAATCCAGATGAGGTTGCTTCAGCTTACGGTAAGTAATTATGATAGTCAGAAGAGTTCCTCCGTATCCAATTGACATCAAATATGATGTTCCAATGCCACATGCGGATTATCTCTTTACTATTGAAAATGCTCCAAAAACTGTTGAGGCACAGGTTACATTGACATCTGATGAAAATGCACAAGTAACCTATACCTTAACTGGTGATTTTATTAAATATGATCACGATTATGCTGTTAATATATATGAAGAAAATAGTGATGCAGAACAACATGTTGTAGTTCAAGATATTCTCAATGTTATTCGTCCTTATGTAGACGTAAGACAACTTGTTTCAACTGCATCAGAAATTGCTTTGTATGAAGAACATGAACTTTTAGCCCGAACAATTATTAATTCAATTGTTGGTCCACAAGGATTTTTATTTGAAAAAAATCTTTTAGAAGTAGTTGGACAAGGAACAGATTATTTACCATTGTGGAATCTTGCTTATAAGGTATTACAGGTATATGAAAATTCTGTTTTAGTCTATGATACAAATCAGTCTCCAGCATATTTAGGAGATTATAGATATGGAATAACACAAGATAGAACAGCAATATATAAAGATTTTGTTGGAAATTCTAATTATGTAAATTCAAATAATGGATCATATAATCGTGCAGAAAAGAAACCATTAAAATATCCATTTGCAATTTCCGATTCATTTAATCAGTTTACATCACTAGATACTCCTGGAATGTATACACCATATATTGGAACAATGTTTCCAGAAGGAACTGACTATTTGATTATTTATGAAACTGGTCATAGGGTTATTCCTAATGATATCCGTGATGCAACAATACGTTTAATGGAAGATATTCGTTGCGGTAAATTAGAATACTATAAACGTTCAATTGATCAATATCAAACAGATCAATTTACAATTACTTGGGATCAACGCCACTTAGATGGTACTGGAAATCTTTTTGTTGATAAAGCATTGGAAAAATATACAACGTCAATACGTAAACCATGGGTGATTTAATATGCCCCATTTGGAACCAAATTCCTGTGAAACTCCAGATCTTTATTTTCCAATGCTTGCAGATCTTTATTTTCCAATCATAGATCAAGGTTCATATGGGGAAGTAAAAAAAAGATGGGTATATGATAGAACAATAGCTTTAAATGCTATGCCATATTCTAGAAAAGGTATGGGAGAAATTACTCCTCAAGTATTTTTACAATATAGAGATACATTAATTGGCAGAACAAAAACTGATATAAGAATTTCAAAAAATGAAGATCCACAAGCATTAACAAATATATTAATAACAAATATAAGAAGTGGTGCAGGACAATTAATACATACAGAAACTGCAGGTCCAAGAAATGGTAAAGGTACAATCTATGAAATCGCAGCATATGATCCACATTTTGCACCATACGGAGATATTGATTATTATTCATTAGTTATTCGTAGATCTGAAAATCAGGCGGTTGAATAATGCAAATAAAGTTTGATACAAAAATGTTCGATAAACAAATGAAAAATTTTATTGATTATTCTGTAGGATTTTTACAGGGTATAGATGATGCAAAACCACTTTTTTTAGAAAATTTTGGGAAAGGCATTATTACAGCCCTATCAGCATATATTGATTCACATGCTAGATCACAACCTCAAACATTACATCATGTTTATGAATGGTATAAAACTGGATCTCCTGCAGCAAGACTTTTTAACTTAGAGCCATTGGTTACTAATGGTGGAATATATATTAAATCATCTTTTAAACAATCAACAACACTCCCTAAAGATTCCAAACAACCATTTTATAATAAAGCTACAATTATGGAAAATAGAACTCCAGTAACAATAAAACCAAAAAATAATGTATTAGTTTTTGAAGCAGATGGACAAACGGTATTTACTAAAAAGAAAATTACTGTTACTAATCCTGGAGGAAATGCTGTAGCTGGATCATATGAAAAATGTTTTGATGAATTTTTTTCTTTATATTTTAAACAATCATTTCTTAAATCATCTGGAATATTAGACCATTTAGAAAATTTATCAGCATATAAAATAAATCTTCCATCTGGCATTAAAGGCGGTAAATCGGCTGGAATAAATGTAGGATATAAGTGGTTAATCAATGCAAAGGTTGGTGTAGAATAATATTATGACAAAAGTGACAAAAAATTTACCATATCCACCAAGATGGATTAATGAATATGTCTATAATGAACTTGCAAGTTATTCAGATATAGGGGTGGATAGTCTATCTAATATTTCTCCAATTATTGCAACAACTCCAACCAATACTGAAGAATTATATGATAATCTACTTCAATCAAGTTCTGTCGGGGAACCATTAATGATTATTTATGACAGAATGATAACATATAGACCAACAACTTTTTATGCACATAAAAGAGAACAATTAATATATTTTTTATATAGTACAAAACTAGAAAATGTAAATAATGCAAATATAGTTATTTCCCAATTACTTGATAGAGAAGATGCGTCTGCACAAGACATGAACCTTTGGATACAAAATAATCATAGTATAAATCCAAGACTCAAAGATTTTCCAAATAATGTATTTTTTCATAAAACTAAAGTCTATCAAGCCCAAGAATCTAGGGATGTACTAGATTTGGCATCTGCAAGAACAATATATATAAATAAACTTATTATTGAATACGACTATCACTTAAGTCCAAGGTCAACTGATCTATCTGGCAGCCCAGATTCTACCATAAATTATATCTAAAAAGGCTGTTATACTTATTGTGAGGAAACAAACGCCGTACAATTTAATAAAAATCTTAATATAAAGAAGAGGTGAATAAATGGCTTATACTCGTGGTAATTCTAACAATATCATCGTAGGTGCAGCAGCGTTCTTCATTGCTGATACCACTTTGACAGCTAGTACAATTCCAGCATTTGAGTCAAGCAAGACTTACAGAGATACACTTTCTGCAGATTCTGCTATGACAAATGTTGGTTATACAACTAATGGTCTTGAACTAGCATTCGCACCAAATTTTGGTGAAGTATCAGTTGATCAGATTCTTGACGTAGCTAAACTCTACAAGCAAGGCATGAAGGTTGATATGAAGACAGAATTCGCAGAAGCAACACTTGAGAATCTTTTGATCTCACTAGCATACAAGTCTTCACATCTATCTGGAACAAAATCAACTTCAAGCGGACAGGTCCTTGATCTTTCAGCTGGAGACATTGGTGAATGTCCAGTAGAACGTGCAATCATTGCAGTGGGTCCTGGCACAGGTGACTGTGCAGATTCTGGTCAGGTTGAGCGTGTCTATGCTGCTTACCGTGCATTGTCAATTGACAACGTATCTGTAATGGCAAAGCGTGATGCTCCATCTACTTTCGCAGTTAACTTCCGTCTACTTCCAGAAGATACTTCTGGTTCATACGGAAAGATTATTGATCGTACTTGGACACCAGCATAATTTAATAATAAATTAGCAACTAGCCCATCTCAAAAAAGAGGTGGGCTTTGTTGTTTTATGGTAAAATAATAAAGATGGCAATACATGTTTATAATATTGAAAAAATATATACTTTAGATAATATAGAAATAGAAATTACTCCATTAAAAATAAGATATATGAGAGATTTAATGGACGTATTCTATTCTATTGATTCTGCCAAAAATGATGATGAAGCAATTGATCTTTTATGTGAGTGTACAAGAATAGCGATGAAACAATACTATCCAGAATTTTCAAAAAATACTGATGATATTCAAGATAATTTTGATTTAGCAACAGTTTATAAAATCTTAGATATTTCAGCGGGATTAAAAATAACAGATAGTAAAAATGAAACAGTAAAAGAACAAACTGAAATACAGGATAAAAATTCTACATGGAAAGATCTAGACTTATCTAAATTAGAAACAGAAGTATTTCTTTTGGGTATCTGGAAAGACTATGAAGAATTAGAAAAATCTCTATCAATTCCAGAATTAATGACTACAATAGCAAGTAGAAGAGAGTTAGACTATGAAGAAAAAAAGTTTCTTGCTAGTGTGCAAGGAATAGATCTTGAATCAAATCAAGATAACGCAAAAGGTCAAAAAGAATGGGAAGACATGAAAGCACGAGTATTTAGCAAGGGTGCAGCAAGTGACAGTAGAGATATTCTTGCTCTTCAAGGTCAAAATGCAGTAAAGGCAGGATTCGGTATTGGCATGGGATTAGATTACGAAGTCATTTCAGAATAGCGTATTTATGCTATAATTAACATAACCTAATTAGGAGGGTATAAATGTCAACAACTGTACACGAAAGCAAAGAAATCTTGCTTGATAATGGTACAACATTAAAAACAAAGCCACTAAAGATCTCTCTTCTTCGTCCATTTATGAAGGAATTCGATAAGGTCGCAGCCGTGGCGGAAGATAATGAAAAGTCAATTGAGGTACTACTTGATTGCGTAAAAATTGCAATGAAACAATATGCTCCAGATATTGATCCAAATACTCTAGAAGATATTCTGGATCTTCCAACAGTATATGCGATCATTGAAGCAGCTTCAGGAGTTAAACTTGCTGATGCAAATGCACTACTTACTAGTGTTTTTGAAAATAATTAAATAAAAGGAGGTGTTAATAATTGAGTGATGTTAATGCTAATATTGGCGTACACATTGATACGTCTTCCGCATTAGCAGAACTTAAGAATTTACAAAGAGAGATTGCAACTTTTCATAGTTCAATCGCTAGAACAAGTGCAGCAGCAGTTCAAGCACAAAAAAATCTACAAACAAATCTTTTAAATTCAGTTAACGCCACAGGAAAATTTGCTGCCCAGATGGGCATTATCCGTACTTCATCGGAATCATTTACTCACGCATTAGAAAATAATAAACTCTCAATGCGTGAGTATTTCCGTTATGCAGGTGGAGCAACACAAACATTTGGAAAACTTTTTAAATCAGAGTTTGACACTATTG